AATATGAACTTCTAAATCCTCTAAAATATTAATAGATTCTTTTGAGTAACATTTATTTATATCAATTGTTTTAATTATTGGGATAACTTCTTCTATTTGCATATTATTTTTTTATTCTTTGGGTTGTAAATTTTCTTTTTTCAAATACTCTAATTATTTCATTTTCGTTCCCTTCAACGTGAACATTTGGCATTTTATTTGGCAAATTTAATAGAATTTCTTCAATAGATTGCATTCTTTTTTCAAGCCCTGAATTATCAGTTTTATTAAGAATTGATAGTGTTTGTTGCTGTTGTGAAACTGATTGCATTTTATAAATTTGTGGCTTTAATTGATTGAGGTTTATTCTCCCTTTGTGCAAGTTCTCCAAATTTGCAACTCCTAATTCTTTGGTTCGTTTTGCATTAATGTAATACTCGCCCTTATGAGCGGGCCCAGCATATTCATTCGGGTTACCATCTCCAGTGTAACCTCCATCTTTGAAACCACTTGCAGCTGCTTGTCCTTTAGCTTTTGCAGCGTATAAACCAACTCCTAATGCTGCAACTGTGGCTGCTATTGCAATTAAATTATAAGGGAATGGATTATTTGCACTTTTTGCAATCGCTGCAATACTATTTGCTATCAATTCAATTAATGCAAGTGCTTGTTGCCTTCTTACGAACTTCTCACGCTCTTTAGTAAGAGCATCTAAACGCTCCTTTTCTAGTTTTAATTGAGTTGCATTTCCTTTTTCTGCTAATTTTTCGGCTTCTGAAACCCTCCTTTGTTGAGCATCAATAAGCCTGTCAACTTGTTCTATTTGGATTTGAGTAACTGCATTTATTGTATCAGTTGCAAGTTTTACAGTTGCTACTGCAGTATCAATTGCTAAAATTCTTTGATCCTCTGCATGTTTTTTCTTGTTTGCATCATCTTGGTTTTGTAGTTCATCTTTCTTTTTAACTGCATTTTTGTAAATATCACTTGTTGTATCACCCTCCCGCTTTCTTTCTGCTATAATAGCATCAACATGATCTTTTTCCTGCTGCAATCTTTTTGCTTGTGCTGTTTGTTCGTACTTCTCACGTAGTTTGTTAGCATTAATTAATAAATCCAATGTTTGACCACCAAGTTGACCACCCGCTCCGCCTTGAGCTGTTATATTACCACGAATCGAACTTGTAACATTATTGATACGATCTTGAAATTCCTGTTCGTCTGCTAATCTTTTTTCAAGTGCATCTTTATTGATTTGATGCTTAGCTTCAATGGTTTTCATTTCAATTTCAATCTGTTTTTGACTTGAAATGTCTAATTGCGATTGTATTCTTTTTAATGCTGTTGTGTAAGCTATAACCTCATCATTTTTACCGTTTGCAATTGCTGAAATTAATGCTTGTTGGTTTTTTATTTGTTCTTTAACTAATTCTGTCCAATTATCATCCTCTAAATCTAATTGTCTAGCTCTAAAGTCTCTTAAAGCCTCATAACGAGCATTAAACGTTCCAATATCATTATTAAGAACGGTTTGAGAAAATTGAAACTCCATTTCTGCTAAAGTTGCCTTATTTTCTTTGATTAACTGATTTTGAGTTCTTATAAATTGAGAAATTATTTCAACTCGTTTTTGATATGCATTTTCTAAAACTGCAATTTCTTCTAATTGTGAACGTTCTGTTATTTTTTGAGATTCTTGAGAAAAATTAGATTCAAGTTTTAATACTTCATTTTGATAATCAGTAGTAATAAATTTATTAATTCTGGCCCTTTCCTCACCAGTCATAAACTCATTTAGAAGCCTTAATTCAGCTTTATGCTTTGCATCATTAAGTTTCTCTAATTCTCTTTTTTTATCTGTTTCAAGTGCATTATCTGAAATAGTTTTTCGTTGATTGGCTTCTCTTTTTGCAATTTCAGTAGAATTGTCTAACTCCAATATTTCAACTTGCAAACTCAATAAATTAGCATCTCTAACAGCTTTTTGTCTGATTAAAGCATTTGTTTGATCGTTTAACTTTTCAGTATTATTTTCAATTGATTTAGTATCAGCATTTATAAGCTGTAAATTATATTCATATTGCTTTGCAGCTTTCCCATGTCCACTTCCTGAACCTCCAGCATTTGTTGTTATTGCTTTTGTGTTTTTATTTAATGCCTTATCCTGCCCCTCAAATGCTTTTGTACTAGATTCAACTTCCTTTTGCATTCTTATTTGTGTTATTTCCAAATTTGCAGACGCTCTTTCAAGTTCCGACATTGAGAATAAATTTTTATCATTTGCAATTAAAAGCCCTGCCCCCTGTAAAAAACCTTTATTTGATTTTTCTGTTAAATCTGATTGACTTTTATCTACTTCATGAAGTCTTATTAATATATCATCTATATTTCTGTTGCTTTCAGCATATGCAATATTTTGTTTTAATATGTTTTCTCTTGAATTTTCTAATCCTTTAATTTCTAATTTATTTCGCTCAATTGCTTGTTTATTTGCATCTGTTTTTTTACCATTTAACAATTCAATGTTTTCAGCCTCTAATTTGCTTTTTGTATTATCAATTTCTACTATTTCTCTAGAATTTTGTGAAATTTCTTGTTGCAATTTTCTTTGTTCTAAAAGCTGATTATTCAATGATGTAATTCTTCTTTGATTATCTGCAACTTGTAATTTTTCAGATTCTGTTAAATTTGATTTTTCCAATGCCTTATTAAATGCCATTTTTTGTTCAAATTCTTTTTGCATCAATTTTTCTAAATTTTGAGCTTGCAAACGTGCAACCATGGTATTATAAATGCCTCTTGTTACTTCATCTTGGGCCTCTCTAATTAAAATTAATCCATCATGTTCATCAAGTAAAAACGGTATATATTGACCATACAATTCATTTATTTTTGCAATTGCATCTGCTCTTTCTTGTTTACTTCTCCATTCTTGAGTTGCTACATTTGTCAAATCTTGTAATATTGCAACTTCTTTTGACATTAATTCAATAGCTTCTTTTCTTATTTCTGATGCTCTATTTGATTCTTCTTGTACCCTTGTATAATAAATTAAAGCTGCTGCACCCGCTAAAACAGCAGCTGTAACTGCTGCAATTGGATTAACTGATAACCATAATAAAGCAATTCTAGCAGATTCAACAGCATTCATAGCTTTTGTCTCAATCACTATTAACTTTCTAATTGCTAAGTCTTTAATCATGTTTGCTGTACTTGCAATTAGTGCAAAATTCAATGCAATTATAGCACTCCCAAGCAATATAAATACCTCTTTATTTTCCTTTACAAACTTTGGAATACTTCCAATTGCAACTCCAAAAGCATAAATATAACTAATTGTACTACTCAAAAAGTCAATAAACGAGTTTATAGCTGGTAAAAGTAAATTTACACCATCTCGCAAAAGTAAAGTGAAATTATCTTTTAAGGTTGAAATTTTACCGCCAGTTGTGGTCGATTGTCTTTCCATCATTCCGAAAAACTTTCCACCTTCGGAAGTTACTGAAATAAAAGCCTTTTCAACTTGGTCAAATCCAATTAAACCAGATTCCATTTCCTTTTTAAGCTGTGCCATACTTTTGCCAGTATTACGGCTTATTTCCTGCAAAGGGTTAAAACCTGCATTAATCATTTGATTAACCTCTTGACCCATTAAACGGCCTGCTGCCTTAGTTTGACCAAATGCCAACGCTAAACTATTTAATTTTTCAGAATTACCACCTGAAACGTCACCCAAAGCTTTTAATGTTGGTAATAGTTGGTCTGCTTCAACTCCAAATCCTAATAATACTTTTGTTGCTTGTTGCAAATCTGAACTTTCAAAAGGTGTTCTAACTGCTAAGTCTGTTAATTCTTTATTTAATTTTTCAGCAGCAGCTGCACTTCCAAGCATCACTTCTGCGGAAATTAAGAATTGTTCTGAATTTACAGCAGCATTAAAACCAGTTGCGAATAATTCTTTTATTCCAACTAAACCAGCTTGAACGATATTAAAAGCAGCGATACCAGCAAATGTTGCTTTTGCACTTTGGAGTAACCCACCAAAGGCAGAACGTCCTGAATTTTGCAAATTATTTAATTCAGTTTGAGTTTTTCGCAACTCATTATTATATTTTCTTAAAGAATCAATATCTTTTGCAGAATCACGGGACTTTGTTAATTCACTTTGTTTTGCTCTTAATTTCTCAATTAATCCAGTTTGTTCTTTAATTTCAGTATTTGTATTATCAATGTTTTTTGCAGCTTCTT